AAGATTCCAAATGAAAAAAGTAACTGAAGGATTTGATAAAATGCAATTAGCATATTTTGACCCTGAAGTATTCTTAAAGGAATTTGCTAATCTTAAAGTTTATGTTGATCTTAAAACATCGGCGCAAACACTTAAAACATATTGGCAAACAATAAGAAAGCCTTTATTTGAAATGATAGTTAATGGCGGATTAAGAGAGGGCCAATTTAATTATGACGCGCAGGCGGGAAGATTTCAATTACGTAAAGGAAAATTGAATGGAATATCGATTTCTAATGTTGATTTAGTTTCCTGCGATTTATCAGGTGTATTTGAAAAATGTACATTTACATTATGTGACATTAGAAAAGCCAGAATATATGATTCTAAGTTTATACGAGCTAATAAAATAAGTGAATCTTATTTGCAAGGAGCAAGTTTAAATCACGGCAATGAAGTTGAAAAAAGTTTCATTTTAAATAATGAAGAAATAGTTAACTGTAAAGTATCTGAAAGTGTTATTAAATTTGCAACTCCGGCAAAAGGCCTTGAAGTTGATGATAAAACAACTGTAATTGTAAAAGAACAAAGATTACCTGAAAAAACTGATGCTGTACAAGTAAAAGAAATACGAGATTATAGCTGGATTAAAGATATGAGACAAAATAAAGAAGAACAAGGGTTCGCAAATGCATATTCCAAGGATAAATATAATAAAAATATAACTAAAGAAGAAGATGACTAAACATAAAATATATTACGTTTATTTAATTACAAATAAATTATTGAACAAACAATATGTAGGTAGTAAGATATGTTATAAAAAAGATCCATTGAATGATGGATATTGGGGATCTAGTAAATATGTAAATGAAGATATTATAAAATATGGATTAGAAAATTTTACAAAAATAATATTACAAGATGACTATGAAGATGTCAAAAGCATGTTAGAAGGAGAAACAAATTATATTTACAAATATGACACATTAGCACCAAACGGCTACAATAGATACATACCTACTAAATATAGTAGTTTTCATTTTGGTGGTTGCAATCATACTCCGGAAACATTAGAACAAATGAGATTATGTAAATTACAAGAAAAAAATCCGTTTTTTGGAAAACACCACACAGAAGAAACAAAACAAAATTGGAGTAAAAAACGAAAAGGAATAAAATTTTCTGAAGAACATAAAAATAATATGAGTAAATCTTTTTCTGGAAAAGGAAATTCAATGTATGGAAAATATGGAAAAAATAATCCTAATTTTGGTTCAAAAAGAACAGAAGAAACAAAACAAAAAATGAGAGGAAGAATTAAATCAGAAGAAGAATTAAATAAAATACGAGAAGCAAATCGTAAAACAAAAAAATGCCCGTATTGTGGTAAAGAAGTAAATTTACGAAATTACAAACGTTGGCACGGTGATAAATGTAAAATGAGAAATAAAAATGACTAAACAGGAACTTATTAGTAGAGTTAATGGAGAAATTACTGCATCAGCCGCAATACCGTTTTCTTTACCTTCGTTAGAAATAGAAAGATTAATAGACCTTGAATCCGAGTGGCTTTACAGGGAGTATCGTGATGCTGTACAGGATGCTTGGTACATACTTGATAAAAGATACTATGGAACTCAGGAGTGGAAAAATACTCGAACTTTTCAATTACCAGATTGTGTGATGGCAATTAAGTATGTTTACGAAATGACATCCGGACAAAGAGTATTCGGGATCCATGATCCAGACTTAACATTTGATAGATTGATGGCAGCCGACCTTTATTTGACTCCGCTTTCGTCAGATCAAATTACCTATCGTACAATACAATGGAGCTTCTGGGATTTAGCAAAACAATTCAATTTAAAAGATATTAACCATCACTTTAGTGTTAACACGAAACGATTGATCATCACCGGTAGAGATCCGGCAGAATCACTTTGGGTGACAACTCTTAATCAAATACCTGAAGAAGATCTTTATGACGATCCTCTTTTCCTTAAGTGGGTTATCGCAAGAGGAAAAATGCAATTAGCCAGAATTCTTGGCACATTTAACTACACTCTTATTGGAGGTATACAAATAAACTATGCCGATATTCGTGCAGAAGGCAAAGAAGAATTAGACGCCCTTAAAGAAAAGATCAAAACTGACTCACCAGCTGATTGGTTCATGATGCTTTCTTAGTGCACGTGAATATATAAAATAATTATTTCATGATGACCAACTCAGGATCTAAAATAATTAATTACTACAAACAATTTGCCAAATTAACAAGCGGCAATCAAAAAGATTTTTGGGAATGGAAAATTGCGAATGCAGAAATATTGCGCCATGTTAAGACAGACGATATTCGAAAAGAATATCCTGAAATAGATGAATATCTAAAAAACAATGTTCATAACGTTCGTCAAAAAGAATGTTACAAAAATGCTGGAGAATTATGTATAAATGTTGAAGGCGTTGATTATGTTGAGGGAGAAATTTCATTTAAAGGAATTCCAATAGAACATGCTTGGAATAAAATAGACGGGAAATATTTCGATATCACAAAGGATATTTTATTTCCTCATAATTCTGATTATGCTGAATATGTAAAAATAATCGAATTAGATGTTAAAGAATATTCTCGATTCTTATTCAAATACAAACATTGGGGCGGATTTATTCTTGAAAAATACTTAAAAGATAATCATATCAAGGAATCATATTATCCTCGATTATTTGAAGATGTAATCGATAAAGCAAGAGAACGAATGTTCTATATGCGTTCAGATGAGCCAGAACCAGTTGAAGAAAGAGATAAAGTTGTCGCAAAATTTGAACGTGAACTTGGAGATGTAAGTGTTATCAAAAATCCCGCAAAAGTAAAAAATCTTGCTGAAGATATTAGAGGTGTTATTGACAAAGAAGGAAATTTATATGTGCCTTCTCAAAATTGGGGATCTCACACAGATATACTTAGAGCTCTTGAAAAAGTAGGAATTATTGAAGCACAACAATCTTGGTGGAATAAACTACCCAAAACTTTTGTTACTGTTCAAAGACTTTATGCGAAAACCAACAAAGATGTTTTCGTAATAGGTGAATCAGTGGAAGCTTTAAATAATGAAGACGAAGGATATCGAGAAAAATGGGCACTTCCAGATATCGAAACTTGTAGAGATGTTTTTCGTCCTTTTATCGAAAAGGCCAGAAAGAAAAATCCTAATTTTAAATTTTACGAGTATACTCGAGCAAATTTATATGATCATCCAGATATCAAGCAAAAGATATATGAAGGTGAGGCGTTGAGTAAATATTACGAGAGAAAATTTGGAATTCCAAGAAAGAATGAGTTTAATTATGTTGATGAAGATATTGAAGATGTAGTAGCTTACGTTGAAAATACTCCAATTATTAAAAATCCTAAATTATTTGAAGGATTTGATAGTGGTGTCAGAATAATAATTGATAAGAAGGGAAATTTATATGTAGCAAAATATGACGGCATGTTTAATCATGGAATGATGGCTAACGCGTTAATGAAAGCAGGAGAAATTGATACGATTAAATACAACGAAAAGGGAAAAACAGATAAAGAATTGGCTGGTATATATGATGATCAGAAAAATTTCCTTTTAGTATCTCGATTGCATAATACAAACAAAATTATTCAAAGTGATACATTTGAATGGGAAGGAAAGGAAACTGAATTATTGATTAAAAGATTAAAAAATAAACACCCTCAATTTGAATTTTATTTGAGATATAGTGTAGATGATGATATAGAATGAAAAAGTTAGTTAAAGAATCATTATTATTTGAATCTCCGGATATTGTTACTGCGTCAGATGGCAAAATATATCATACCGAAGATTCTACTGGAATGTCATATTCTTTTGAGGTTATTATAGATTCTGATACTAAAGAAATAAAAGACGTTTTAGTAGCAAATAAGCCCAATGAATATCATGGGTCTGATCCTGTTACTGATGGGCCTATGTCTGGACAAGCAAATAGAACACGAATTAGTTCTACTCGAAAAGGAACTTATCCTTTTAATTGGGAAAAAGTGTATCCGGGAAGACTTTTTACAACTCCAAAAATTATGACATTTTGGGTATACCCGGATGAAAAAGATTTAAAAAAGATAATAAAAATAATTTCAACGAAAACAGATATTCAAATGATTGGAAGTGGTTGGTATGTTGAAATTTACACTTCAGGTTTTCAAAGAAAAGGAACAAAAACATACGGGAATAATTATAATCGAGACTCTTCAAGTAAAAAATTGGTTCCTGTTGAAAAATTTGTTGGTTCTAAAAAACCCCCCGAAAAAGAATACTTGCAACACTTAGATACAAAACACAAACATAAAGTAGCTCCGGGATTTGGTTCAAAAAATCCTGATTATATGAAAAAACGTCAGTGGCAAATGGCATCGTTAACATCAGAAAGTTTACGCCCCTTAGAAGAAGATAAAACCCTGGGATTAAAAAAGAAAATAATAAAAGTTGCTAAAGATTCTCGAGGTGATGAAGTCAAAATATGTTTAGTAAATGGAGATTACATTACATCCGAAGAACCGGGTTTAGGATTCAAAGAATTCGTTGAAGGCGGCCATCATTATGTTACAAGTTATCCAGGATATAAACTCAATATACCCGAAGATGAGATATGGATTGACGATTTATACACAAAAGAACTAGAAAAAATGAAGGGCATTATACAGCACGAATTTATTGAAAGAAATTTAATGAAGTATAAAGGCTGGAATTATAGTGATGCTCACGAATACGCTAACAAAAAGGAAGTAGAACTTAGAAAAAAATCAGAAAAATAAAATAAGGGAGCAGAGACTCCCTTTTCTTTTCTTAAGATATATAAAATAAAAAGTAAATGATAAAAGACTTATACATTCGAAATCCTGAAGATCCTAATTTCAAGTATGGTGTTCTTGAACACTCGGATCCTATCGAATCAATAATTTCAAAAATTAAAATGTTGATGGGAACAAGACAAGGACAAGTTGTAGGTGATCTTAATTTTGGGATAGGTATCGAAGATTTAATTTTTGAAACAAAGGTTAACAAGCAACAATTGGAAGAAAAAATTAAAGCACAATTTCAACTTTACATTTCTGAGACAAAGGACTTTGCAATCACTCCTCAAGTTTCTTTTGGAAAAGCTGATGGATATGATTATGCAATCATTGATATTTTAATCAATAACAAAAAAATGTTAGGACTTTTAGTAAAATAAAAATATAAGAGATGGAAATTTTCAACACAACACGTATAAGATTTATTGAGCTTTATCAAGATGCGCTAAATTTTATCAAAAATAGTTACGGAGATTTAGAGCAATATTTTACGATGGCCTCTCCAATGGGACAATTACTTCAAGTAATGTTGCACTATGGACGTATGATAATTTTCTACATCGAAGACTCAGTAACAGAATTGAACATTAAAACCGCTTCAAGACCTCAAAGTATTCGAGGTATTGCCAGTTTAACAGGTCATAATCCCTCAAGAGCAATGGCAGCAAGAGGAACGTTAACGTTCACATATAACGGTTCTAAAGTTCCTTCATACGCAAGTATTTTAACAATTCCAAATTATACACAATTAACAAATAACTCAAATGGACTTACATACACAGTTGTATTGCCCGGAGAAGAAACACGTTTAGATTTAACAAGCATTACAAACTTCATTGGCGTAAACGTTATTCAAGGAAAACTGGAATATCAACAGGCAACTGGAACTGGAGACCCACTTCAATCATTTAATTTTCAAAACAAAAAAGGCGCAGCAATAGACAATTATTTTATTAGCCTTTATGTTGATGGAACAAAATGGCAAATTGTAGATTCAATTCTTGATATGACAATTGAACAACACGCAGCTATGGTTAAAACTGGCCAGACAGGCGGTATTGATGTATTCTTTGGAAACGGCTACAATGGAGCAGTTCCAAGATTAGGAGCAACTATTTTGGTTGAGTATCTTATTACAGATGGGGACTCGGGAAATATCAATACTATGCAAAACAATCAAGTAAATAACTGGAAATTTCTTTCCAACGGTTTTGCATTAAATGGAGAACAAATTGATCTCAATAAATACATTAACGTTACTGTTAAAAATCCGATAATGTTTGGTTCTCAGGAAGAACCTCTTTATTTAACAAGACTTTTAGCACCTCATATGTCACGAAGTTTTGTTCTTGCAAACGAAAACAATTACATTTACTTCTTACGTAAATTAAATATCTTTACTGTTATAGATGCCATTCCGGGATTTGCAACATTTGAAGATCAGTATACACTCGATAAATACAATCAGGCCAAAACAACTTATGAACAAATAAGTGAGCAATATAGAAGAGCATGCGCAACTTATGGTGTAGCTTCAGTTCAAGCAACAACATTAAAGCCTCAAGTAGATAATGCTCAGCAACAACTTTATTACTATCAAGGGAGATTAGAAGAACAAAAGAAAGATGACAATACAGTTTATTTGTTTTTAGTTCCTGATGTAAATAAGAGAATAAATCCAGGTGACAATTATTACACCTGTCCTTTAAGCGCATTCATTTTATCAGATGCAGAAAAAACAGCAATTTTAGATTTAATTGAACAAAGCGGTCAAAGAATTCTCACAGTTGATAATGCGATTTTAGATTTACAATTTCCAAGATTCGCGATAAATATGTCCTTAATACTTTGGGAGGGCGCATCATACGATACAGTTCGTCAAAGTATCGTATCAAAAACTTCAGATTATTTCTTACAAAATACAAGAAGAGATAGAATTCCTGTTTCAGATTTAGTTAAAATAATTGAAGGAGTAGACGGAGTTGACTCTGTAAATGTTTGGTTTGATGCATCAAAAGATAATTTGAATATTTACAAAACATTCTACGGAATTGATGATTATGGAGACATTATTCTTGAAAGATATGTTAAAGATGCGTTTGGCAACGACGTTCCAGTAAAAGACATTTACCCATTAGTTCGTGGTGGATTTGAAAATGAACAAGGAACATATTACGAAGATAGTTTAGTTAAAAATAAATTATCAACATTAAACGTTCAAGTAAGAGGTTACACACCTAAGAATATTAACTCAGAAAACAATATAGCAATTGTAAATAACATAACAAGTATTTAAAATGCCAAGAAGAGTAAGAAAATTTACAGTAAGAGCTTCCTATATGTATCAGGCTAAACATTTTAATGATGTTTATAAAAACTTAGGATATAACTACACAGGCAAGATTCTAAGAAGCGGAACATCTCCAGAATTATGGGCTAACCCTTTACAAACTCCTATGCTTAATACGCTTGAAGGTATGCTTACTTTTATATTGGAACAAGCTAAATTTGTTAAAAAATGGTTTTCAATTGCACACGATAAAAACACAACTCTTATTAACTAATTATGAATATTCAAAATTGG